TAATGGTTATGTTTTAAATGGTTTATACTGTTATAGTTATGGCTTACCCTTTGCCTGTCGGAGCAAATATAAGCAAAAAAAATTAATTGTGTACAATTATTCCGCTCTTTTTCTTCATCGCCAACGCCTCTACCATCCCTGTAAGCACATCTGGAGCATCATCGTGGCTATTTGTGCCCTCGTTAAGGAAACCTTTTACGTCTTTGGCAAAATCAGGGAACATCCTCTCCCAATTGCTTGGATAGTATACCATGTTTTGCACATCAGCAGAGTGGCTAAATATGCGTATATGCTTGTTGTCGTGCTGTGTAAATGTTTTAAAGGTAGCCTTGTAGTTGCCTAGATTTCTGACGTTTGCCTCTACATTGCGTGCAAACCCTCTACCTCCATTGTTGCTTTCCACAAGTATATGCTCTGTGTCGTTTGCCACTATCATCCTTGCTGTTTCCTTTTCGGTATACTCCATCGGCTTCCTTGTGTACAAGACATCAGTGATATATAGCGAGTGACGGTAGTCTATGTAACATATAGAGCATAGGTAATCGCTACCGGTGTCTGCCGTGTCCGTATAGTTTCTTTTGACTCCTTTCTCAGTCGGGAGCACGTCGTAAGTCTTAAACGTAGTGTACATCAGACCCTCCGCTGGTTTTGGGTCTTGCTGATATAGAGACTGAAACACATGTGGGTTTGTTTTACGCTTTTGTAACAAGTTTACAAGGCTGTGCCGCTTTTCCCATAAAGCCTCACCATCCTCCCTACTGTCGAACTCTGTCGGTTCGCCCTCCTTTATCGCTTTGTATGTTACAACTACCCACCCGTCTGGGTTAGTTGTCTCATCGTAGACGCCTTGCTCACGTAGTAACCTACCAGCAAGGTCATCCTCGTGCCAACGAGTAAAGACAATTAGCTGTTGGCTGTCGTTGTGCAAACGTGCGTCTCCAACCGTGTCATACCAATCGGATATTGATGCTCTTACCGTTGGCGACCATGCTGTTTTGGCATCCTTGTATATATCATCCATAATTAGTATGTCAACTGGCTCACCAGTAAGCGGCCCTCCTACACCAACGGTTTTAAACCCTCCCCTGTGTCCTACTATCTCACACTCGTCCGCGTTACGTAGCCATGAGACTGCAACGGTGGTTACGTTCGACGAGTTGAGTAGGGTATCTGGAAATAGCTCTCTATACTCGTCTGTGTCAATTATACGCTGTATCTCGCGATTAAACTTACGTGCCTTAGGTGACGAGTATGACACTACTGCTATCTTTTTGTCAGGTGAAAGCCCAGCGATAAAACTAGGCAGCCTCCTCGTCGAACCCTCGCTCTTACCGTGCTGGGGAGGCATAAATACCATTAGTTTGCGGATATTACCATATGCAAACCTTGTTAAAATCTTATAGTATGCGACGTGGAAAGGAGCTGGGTCAAACGTCGGCATAGTAAACTTAGTATATTGCAGCAAGTCTGTGCGTGCTTGCCGTACAAACTTCTCGTGCAACAAAGACATATACTCAGCCTTATGTTTATATCCCGCCGTCACTCTTTTATTTTGCTCTCTAGGTCTGCAATTTTCTTGTCCAGCTCATCATCTGGGAGCTGCTTAATCAAGTCTTTACCACCCTTGCCAGTTATCTCACTATACTGCCTATTTCGCCACGTTTCTGGCTCGCCATTTGTCAGCGTAAATATGACTGCAGCCGTGTCTGGAGCAATGTGTTTCTTGACCGTAGTCTGCTCCTTGATTTTCGGCTTTGGTCTGCCGTTTTCGTCAAGCTCTTTACTTGGCACGGTTACAACCTTGGTCTCATCAACGGTATAGCCTTGTATCTTTTTCAATAGGCTTTTCTTGGCCTCTGCAACAAAATACTGCATGCGCTCTTCTTTGGCGTCGTTGATTGCTTTTGCAAATTCCTCGTCATAACTTAGCCACTCATGGTATGTACGTGGAGCTATACCGACAGCACGGCATATCTCGGCTATAGTATACGTGTCTGACCTCAACATCTCAACTATCTTTTCAACAGTTTCTGCTTTGTTTTTTGCCATATTTTGTATCTTTTAGGTTAATTATATGCAATTTATGCTATTCTAGGGAGCAATTAAAGCCTCTGTCTTTTAATTCCTCAAACAATGTAGACAGCTTTGATAAGTCATCACAACCTACTATGAGCCGTGAAGCACCTCCTATCTCGTCATATTTAGGCTCTCCTACTGTTGTTTCAGGTTCAGCTAGGCTAACACCCCAATCTTTAGGCTCGATTGCATACATCTTGGCTTGCTCGGTGATGATATCAATATCCCATGCAAGGTTTGCTTTACCTGTTGCGTTGTCTGCAAGTGCAAGCTCTCGTCCTTTTGCCGTGTCTAAGTCAATGTCTTTACGCTTGACTGCAACAATTTGGTTTCCATCTGTTTCAACGATTATAACATTGTCAAGCCCTATAATTGCTGCGTTTTCGACAGTCTTGTTACCAGCAATGATTCGGTTGTTTTTGTCCAATAAAATATCCCATCGTTGCAATAGTATGCAACATCTCCTACGTGTGTAATCTGTATGCGTTCTCCAGCATATCTGTACAGTATAAACTTAGCCTTGCTCTTAATGTCTTGTATTGTTTCCATGTATAACTTTATTTTGATAGACAAATATACAACTCTTTTATGATATTACAACATATTTTATGATTATTTTATATAAGATTGCGTAAGTTGTTGATTTGCAACGCTAAAGAAATATATTTTTTTTTTCGATTATATTATGTATCTTTGTTGTCTATAACGGCGGTGTATAATACCAGTAAAGGAGTGCGAGAGATGAACTATCAAGATACACAACATTTTGAACGGGCTACGATGCCTAAATTAACGATACACCCTTTATTGGTTTTATGCGGTGTTAGGCGTTGTAGTTTCTTTGTCATTATTCGAGTTATCGATAAATACTTTAAAACAAAAGTTGATGCTAAAAGTATTGAAGATGCTGAACAAATAATTGAAAAAACAATAGCAGGATTTGAATATCAAATAATGAATATTTACAAGGCAAATGAGTAATTATAATATAAAATCAATAAAGAAAGAATTTAAAGCAAAAGGTATTTTTTATACTACAAATGAACTTGCTGTGCTTATGAAATCTTTTGTTGATATTGATACTACTGAGGTTTACGACCCAACTTGTGGCGATGGGGCTTTGCTTTCTGTCTTTGATGATAATATTAAAAAATACGGACAAGAAATAGTCGTTAATTATTCCAATAAATTCATCGAAGCTCCTACATACACAATACTTGTAGCCTTGTTTTGTTACGGCTTTTTCAAACGTTTGTTGGTTTTCTGATTGCCTGCCTGTTGCCGTTTTCATCTCCACAAATAAGCCGTGAAAGCCTTGCCTTGCAACGTATAGGTGTATATCGGCTTCGCCAGCGAGTAAGCCTTCTGCCTTTAATATTCTCGCCTGTATGACGCTCGTACACACTCCGTTAGACGAACTACCGAAAACATTCCGATATTCTGGATATTGGTACAAAAACCATCTTACGCAGGCTTGTTGTATTTTGCTCTCTTCGTGTCGCATAGTTTTAATTTTAGTATTTGTCATTTATTTATAGGCAAATATACAACCTTTTTTTGGAAAACAATACTTTTTTGAAATTATTTTGAAATTATTTTAAAACTTTATTCTTGTAAATCACATACGCTCCTGCGGTTAGTACTCTTTCCGCATTCTCCGCCGTGATATACTTCGCTTCTATCCACATCGGACGATTTTTCGCATCTTTGGCGAAATTTACGGAAAAATACTTGTGTTCGCCGTTGTAGTTACATTCTCTGACATCTTCGTAGGTAAAGAGTGGAATATCTACCTTTACTTGATTTACCACTAAATCGACCGTAATAGCTCCGTATTTCTTCTTCTTGCCATCTATAATTTCCGTTATCGAATCAAGGAATTGCTGACGTGTCATTTTGTTCTCCGTTACCCTCTTATCTAAGATGCGAAAGAACGACACCGCTTCTTCTTCCGTCTTAAAATCACGGCTAAAAGCGTTAGTCAGTGCCTTAATACCAGCCATTCTAACCTCCTGCGTTAATGGTATGTCTTTCCTGTATGCGGAAATGCCTAAGCATTCGTCTTTGTCATTTCTCGCCAAAAGAGCCGGCATCGTTTGACTCAACGATATTTCTGATTGTTTCATTTGAAAGTTTTGCAGTATTTGTGAAATTTTTTCCATAGCTATTTTTTTTGTAATTATTTTCCCTTTTCTCCCACGTTGCCAATCTACTGCTCAGCAACCACGTCTTTTCGAGTTCAAAACGCATCTTTGTATTTTTTTGGTTTGGCTCGCTCCAATATTGGTAGAATGCGTTAAGCATCTCTCTGCTGTATTGGTTCGCATATTTCCGCATCTCATCTCGTAGCTTATCTCTTCTTGCTTCTATTGCTAC